GTACTCGCGAACCAAGAACTCGAACGCGTCTTTCAGCTCAAACAGCGGGTACCCGAACACGTACGTCGGAACCTCATACAAAATATACGGCGCATTGGGACTATGGATTGCTTGTTGCCGTATTTTTGCGGTGATTTGTGAAATGACAGGACCCATCGCAGCCATCCTATTCTCACGACGTTCTTCTTGTTCTTTCCAAATGTCAGCGGCTTTCTCCATGTCTACTTGTATACCTTAAAGAATGTCTCTACCATTTCGCGCATTAGGACTGGGCGGTGGAGGTATGAAAGGTATTCTACACATCGGTGCACTTCTAGAACTGGAAAAACACCAAGCACTGAAGTTTCCAGACGGAGTGTACGGATGTTCTGTCGGATCAATCATTGCGGCATTTATCGCATTTGAGTTGCCGATAACAAACATCATCCCGTTTGTTCGGAAAAACTTGTCGTTGAAATCTATTGTGCCAAAATTCAGCATGGAACACATGAGCAGCATGTTTTCAGCAAAAGGCATGTACTCGATGGACTTGTTTGAAGAACGGATTGCGGAGTTGTTCCAAGACAACGGCATTGACATACGGTCCAAGAAGATTGAAGACGCACACATGCCGCTGCGCATCGTGGCGTCCAACATCACAAAGGGTGTGCCGACCGTCTTTTCGGGAGACGTTCGCGTAATGGATGCACTGAAAGCGTCGTGTTGTATTCCGGGTATTTTTCACCCGCAGATCATTGATGGGTCGCTGTATGTCGATGGCGGACTGGTAACCCCATGTGTCGCCAGTATCATGTCAAGCGACAGCATGATCGTGTTTACGCTCTCCAAACAAAGGCACCATCGGTTGACGCCGTCTTTGATTGGCTGTATGTCGCCGATAGAGTACATGCTTGAGTTGTGCACAATAGGGGGAGACGCGTGTCACCGAGCACAACTAACAGACGACACGGTCTGTTTGTCGTACCCTAACCTGCACAGCGACTCTGATTTGTCCAAGTTTTCAGTGGAAGATGTGATCTCACACTCCGGCCTTCAGCTTCATCGCTTCCTCTTTCCCAAGGTACTTGGAGAGGAACCCCCTGAAAGCGTCGGGACTGGGGTGCCCTGACATGTCGTAGACGTTTCCATCTGACGCGACGAGCTTGAAGGTAGGGTAAGCGGACACTTTGTACTTCTTAACTGCAGCAGGGTCTGCGTCACCGTCAATGAGCTCCAGTGCCACGGTGTGCCCTCCGAACATAACTGGAAAGCGCGTCGTGTCCTCTACAAACAGGTCCCACTGCGCCTTTGCTTTCTTGGACCAAGGACACCATCCTGCGTAAAAGAACAGAAGACGATTGCCTTCAGGGAGTATTTCGGACGGAGTGACGCGCAGTTCCATGTTGATGTAGACGGTGTACATGATCAACCCGACAGCCAGCCAGCCGATCAGGACAAACACGATTTCAAGACCGCCCATCTTTCTTATTACTACGAAACGAAGGATATAAAACGGCTGTTTTTTCTTGCTCGGTTTTGTACCATTTACGGTACGCTGCCGCGGGTGTGGTGGACGGTTCTTGGATTAAGTTCCATGCGATTTCATATGTTTGGCGTTCCGGTTCAAACGGTTTTTGATTGATTACGATCCACTCGCCGTTGTAGCGCACGAGTGCCGACATTGTGAGTTACACGTCTACTGGCTTAAAGCTTGGGGAAGCCGACCAGGTTGGCGCCAATGCCCCATCCGGCACCCGTGCGCGCAGACGCGCCGACAGAGGGCGCGTAGATGTCGAGGATCGCGAAGGTCGCGAGCGCAACGAGGGCGATCATGCCAATCTCGGAGAGCTTGAGCACCTTGCCGGGCAGCAGGTAAGCCGCCACCGCCACCGCCAGACCCTCGAGGGCGTACTTGATGGCGCGTGACACGAGGTCGCTTATGTCGATGGAAGGGGCGGCTGGCTTGGAGTCGGACATTTTATACAATTGAAGAGACAAATTATTCGTTCAATTAGGTATTTTCATAGACCGCGACCACTATAAACAACATGCCTATCAATCGCGAAGAGCTCCCCAAGATGGACGAGAATGGTCCCATTGACTATCTGGATGAGGATCCGGAGATCCCAACCCAGCGCTACGCGATCGTGTCGTTCATCTCGCCCGAGAAGGTGATCAAGCAGAAGAACGAGTTTTACAACGAGAAGTTTCTTGAGTGGCTGGACTACGAGTGGAAGATCAAGGGCATTGAGAAGTACAACGCCTTCCTCGCGCAGAAGTACGGTCTGAAGGTTGAGGAGCTGTTCGGCGACCTTCAGGCGTTCACGAAGGTTCACAGCGACGACGTGAAGAAGACGGACATCCACGAGCAGTATCAGGTCTTCATGCTCAAGTGCGAGAAGGAGATCGAGAACGAGTTCTCCGAGAAGATCGAGTTTCAGGCCAGTGTGCGCGGCGTGAAGATCCGGCGTGTGTTTGCGAATCTGGAGGAGGCCCAGACGTTCGCAAAGGTGCTCCAGCGCCGGTACCCCCGCGACAACCTGTTTCTCGGCAAGGTGGGTGCGTGGCTGCCGTGGGACCCTTCGGAGCACATGCTGGGCGAGGTGGAGTACGCCGAGAAGGAGCTCAACGAGATGATGCGCAAGTACAAGGAGAACGAGGTCAACAAGGATCTGTTCTTCGAGGAGGAGAAGGCCGAGAAGATCAAGAAGCAGCGCGAGGAGAACGAGACCCGTCGTCGGATGGCGCTGACGGACGCCGGTGTGCCCGCCCTTCAGGACATCATTGAGACGCCCGTCCATCCCGTGGAGGGCGGCCCGCCTCGCGACCTGTAAAACGGAATTTAAAAGTGGAATGATGAGTACTAACAAAAATGATACCCGTGTCCAACGCTCCTCTAACGCCGGAGATTGTCGCGCAGCTGAATGCCCTAGTTGGCGACGACATCAAGGGCGCCATGCGTCCGCGCCCTGCGAAACGTTCTACGACGCGACGCGCCAACCGTCCTCTTAAGGTAATCCGCTAGTAACGCGTTGATTTCGACCGCCGGTTGTCGTGATGACGCAATAATCGCTTGGGGTCCCCTCCAAGTAGACCTAATCGTAACCTCGTATGCGGTTATTTGTGCATTTAAAGGTTGATTTATGTACTCTCGGTCCTCTTCAGTAGCTGCCAGTAACTTGTCACCTTCAGGTGTGAACCAAAAAGTGTAGTACTTATCGTTTATTTTAAAAACGGCTTGAGGACCTTCTCCAATACCATAATCCTCACTATCGAAATCTAAATTCATATACCTAATGCTAGTGGCGACTGACTTTAAGAATGCCATTGCCTCTGGAGTAAATGTCACAACTGAATTTATTTCCCCCTCGCGATCCAGTCCCGCGTATATCGTCAGAGAAGCAGGAACCGTAGCTGGGCCAGTTTGCTTCTTTTTAATGTAACGGTGAAAGAGACCATTTATCTCTCGCGCAGGGTTACCAAGTATATACTGATCAAAAGTACGTCCCTTAGTGACTTCGTATATAGATATGTAATTCTTGAGATTATTCAGATCCGCTCCAGGTATTACTGAAGCTACATAATATTTCTTATTCATAAGAATTACTAGAGGGTGTTTACTTACCTCTCCGGTTGTTTCATTCGTAACAGTTGAAGGTATCCTTAAATATGATCCACCATATTTGGCAAACACGGTGTCTGCTTCTGGCGTTAATGTTGCTGCGCCGAAGTCCACGCTGGCTACAAATTGCGCAGGGATGGTGTCTGCTGCGTATTTTTCTTTAGGTTCTTTGTACAACGTTGCGCGTTTAAAAACCATATCTTCCGACCCTTTCAATGAAAGGTCGGGAGGTATCAGGTCAGGGCTATCGCCACTTAACCTCGATATTTGAAAAAACCCTGTGCGCTTGTTCATCATCACTCCACCTTTTCTCAACGTATTCATGTAGTCGTATATGGCATCTGTCTGGTTAGGCAATATACGGAGATAGTTATAATTAAAACTATTTCTGTTATTATCGTACCATGTTCCAAAATCAAGGATTGCCCGTCTTCTTTCGCCCCCTCCCTTGCGGCGTTGTGGACCAGTTCGGGCCGTAGGGTGTAGAATAAGTTCAGGCACTCCGATAAGTCCGCGCGAATCTTTGTAGGTCGCAAAGTGAATGTTTGCAAACTTTATGAATTCGGGTCTCATTGCCATCAAACTTCGCGCATCCGCCTTTGCAATAGCAATCATTCCGGCCACACTGCCTTTTGGAACGACCTTGTAGTCGACACACGGATCATACTCGTGCCCACTCAAGTTACATCCCATATTGCTGATGCTAGAACATGACGTAACTCCGCCCACGTTTCTATCACGGTCTGCGCGATTGTACTTGGAAGGCAGGATTAAGTTTATCAATTTTATATCATACATTACGACGTACACAGCGATGTATGTGTACGGTGCCACTGCATTTGCTACAAACGGAAATGGGTAAAAGAATACGTTGTGGTAATCGGTCAAACAAAACATCGCTTTACTGCCTTCTACCTTCACACCTGCGAAATCAGACGTCAACGACTCGGTACTGTTCATTCCGCGGAACAAAATCGTTCCTCTTGGAATGATGGTTGTTTCGTAGAGGGCTGTTTCAGCAGTAAGTTTCAACTCTGCATTGAAGTACACATCGAGTATTGCGATAAGATTGACTAGCAATGTAGTTGGCGTCGCCGCATCCTCTTTGACGGACACTTTGCCAACGATCTTACCGTCACTCGGCGCGATTTTAATTGTTGCGGTGTCCCTGCTGATTGTGAAATTATCATCAGTATCTGACGATACTTCCCATTCACTTTCTAACTGCCGAGTGATGCGTTCGAACAACCCTGTGCTGTTAAAGCGACCGTTAGTGACGAGCACGTTTTTTAAGTCAGGAACCTCAAATGTATTGGAGATGAAGCCATTCTCGCGAACTTCATCGGCGATGATGAACGCCATACCTTATTATTATCCGGTCTTTTTTACATGAACCCAAGGACCCGCATTCTTCTTCCGCATCGTCTCGGGAGTGAACTCGTCCTGCGCAAGCATGGAGCTGGTGAACGGTTTGTTGTCGACCCACAGCGAGTCGTCGCACAATTTGTACGGCGGATGTGCGCTGGCCTTGTACCAAAACACTTGGTCTTCCAGCTTGTTGGACTGGACGCCGTTTGCGATAACCAGACACTCGTAGTTCTCGGTACAGCTGTCCATAAACTGACAGAACATCTCGAATGTGGGAAACATACCGGCAAAGTTCTCGTATATGCGACGCCGATTTCCAATGCCGTTCTCACGCAGAATGAACACAAAATCAATGTTGGTGCGCAAATTCGGCGTGATGCCGAGGGGGTACTGCATCGTAATGAGCGTCACCATATCGATGTGGCGGCCGTTCATGAACACGTAGCGAGTTGACTCTTCTCGGATCCATGTCGCGTCGTACAAACAGTCATCCAAAATCAGAAACGCGCGGGGATCAATGGCCGAATGCCCCCCAGCTCTTTTTTCGTGTTCCCGTTTTTGCTTCACAGCCAACTGCCGCTTGATAGAGTTCATGACAATTTCCGGCTTGTACTTGTCGTGAATGAGCTTCGCAGGGACGATGTCTTGGAAAAACGGGTTGGCGACTTCCGTCCCCGAAATCACAGTTCCGATCGGAAAACACGCCTGAGTGTGTGCTAGAATGTCCTTCACCAAGAACGACTTTCCAGTGTCCTTCTTTCCAATCAACACGACCATGGGCGATTTATGTGAATCGATCTCACACCTCTCTCGGATCATGTCCATGTTGAATTTTTTTATATTGAAGTGCATGCCCATCTTACTAAGTATGCGTGAAGAATTTGGTTTTGGTTTGTACACGAGGTATAAGAATGGGAAAACGCAGTAGACCTTCTGGAGGGGAACTGAAGAGTGTGCCACTGCCGCTTCAAGTATCTAAATACAAGCCCGTTTCGTTGTCGCATTGGGGCATCACCCACGCACAGCCATTTTTTCCGTCCATAGAAACGATGTTCAAGACGGAGCATGTCGAGAATACGCGCGAGTACGGGCTGAAACTGGACGATGCGGTACAGACGGTGACCTCCACATCATCCATCGTAACTGTCTCTGGAGCTACGCGCGACGTCCACCTGAAACAGACGATGCTTGTGAGCCCGTTCAAGTGGATGCGTGGGGACTACGGGAGCACGCTCGGGCTTCCGTTGTCGCAGACGGACGGCAAGGAGGTCTTTGACAAGATCCAGTCGCAGCACAATGCGGCATACGTTGGAAGCTTGTTTTCAGCGGTGCTGTCGCAGACCAAGTGTATCCACTTCCCAACCGTGTACGGCGTCTACTCCGGCATTGCGGCAGACCACACGATCGATGTGTCAGACGACTACTCAGATCTAGTTGACAACGCTTGGTTCACACATAACATCGGGACCACGTTTGAGCTGAAGCTGACAGACCACCTACAATCGTCGGAGTCGTTCAAGCACACGCGTTCCGCGAGACCGCCCATGCACATCGGAGACGACGACGTGGATATAGGAAACGTCGAACAGATGGAGGGCGTTCAGGTTGGTGAAACGCAGATGGCCGGACTGGACACTGTCATGAACGCCGCAGACGAAAGCGACGGCGATGTGAGCGACTCGTCGTCCGTGTCCACCTCCTACGTGTTTGGAGCCAAGTCGTGCGACTGCTTATTTGACGACGACGCTTCGGACGATGACATTGCGAGCTCCGACGAACCGTTCGCGTGGGCGACGCTTCACAACGTGCCTGTCCAGTTGACGATCATGGAAAAGTGCGAGGGCACGCTGTACGAACTCATGTGTGAGCACAACGAAACCGGAAAGCACATCGCTTGGATCACACAGGTCATGTTTGCGTTGGCGTACGCCCAGCGCACAATCGGGTTCACACACAACGATCTCCACGCCAACAACGTCATGTACGTGAAGACAACGAAGGAAGAGTTGTGGTACAAGCTTGACGGAAAAGTGTTTCGCGTTCCGACGTACGGGTGCCTCATCAAGATCATTGATTTCGAGCGAGGAGTTGGGTCGGTTCGTATCGCTGGGATGAAACATCCAAAGACGTTTATGAGTGACCACTTTGCGATCAATGAAGAGGCCGGCGGGCAGTACAATGTAGAGCCGTATTACACCCAGAAACATGAAGCTATCAAGGCAAATCCATCCTTCGATTTGGTGCGCTTAGCAACGTCCTTGTTTTGGGATTTTTTCCCAGAAGGCCCTGAGCACGAAGAGTACAAGAGCAACCCGATGTTCAATACGTTCGTGCGGTGGATGACGCAGGACGACGGGACGTCCGTGTTTTTCGGCAAGACAGTTCAGAAGCACGATCGCTACCACGGGTTCACGCTGTACAAGGCCATAGCTCGATACTGTAAGGAGAGCGCCATTCCACGCAAGGAGATTGCGTCGCTCGTTCCACTGTTTGGCGTTCTGAACGGCGCCCACCCCGTGGACTTTGACGTGGTGATTTAATGCGTCGTAACTACGAATAACTAACAGTGTCTTGACAATAAATGAGCGACGCCGAGTTTGCGAAAACGCATTTGCGCGACCATTTGATGTCCATCATCGTTCCGTCAATCTCGAAAGGGTTTTGGAGCATTTACGACACCTCCAAGGAACTGTGTGACCGGAACTCGCAGCCGGATCAGGTTCTAAGAACGTTCCAGAACATGCTTACGAAGATACCCGAGTGGACCGATGCGACGCTTACGACTGAAGTCGAACGCATTGTGGCCACGTCCAAGTGCTCGTACCTCGACGATCTGCTGATGGGCGTCTTCATCGCGTACATGAAGTCGTTTGCGTCGCTTCATTACCGCGGAAGCTCGACGCACGTCAACGTGGATTTCGATCGTCCGAGTATGAACAAGTTCGTTCACGAGCTGTACCTTGAATCGGCACGCAAGTTGTGGCAGGTAGCGTACCTGTTCAAGACGGGCGGCGTGTCAGCTGAGCAGCAGGCGCGTAATCGTCAGGAGATCATCACGGTGCTGAACCATTCTTTTGAAATTGTGGTGCGTTCGTTCCTCCCTTGGAAGACCATCGCCAAGCAGTTCTCGGAGGCGCCTGTAGTAGAGCCCGAGGCGCCAACTCGTAACAAGGTCGTCTTTGAAGATGAAGACGATGACGATGATGAAGAAGAGGAAAAGCCGAAACCTATCAGCATATCGGAAGAAGAGGCCACGATTGACATTGATACCTTCAGCGATGCGGAGGAGGAAGTGGATCCTCTGAAGGACATTGAGACCAAGGCGAGCAATGGGTCCACGCTCGTTCTAAATTTATAAGTTTTCACGGCATGACATCACAAATGATGCTTGTACTTGTAGGTGTCAGCGTGGCACTTGTGTGTTTCATAGTGTACGCGCTGGAGCGTCGCACCAAGAACGAAAAGATCGTGTGGGAGGACGCGCTTAAGCTCGCGCTGTTCGGCGGC